TCTCGTCGCGCATATCGACAAGAGTTTTGAGCAAATCGCGCTCAAGCTGCCGCACGCTGGTTTTCTCGTTAGTGTCGTTCATCGTTTTGACCCTCATGTTCAGTTCCCAGCTCTAACCCGCTGGCCTAACCGCCCGCTTGCACGGGCGGAAAGGGCAAGGGGCTAATGGCGTGCGTCGATCAAACAAAATCCTTGTTCCAGCTCTGTGCGCGTCCTTCGGCGCGCTATCGCTAGGACGCGCTCAACGCTCTGGTGGGTTTTCGCGAGACGCTCGATGACTCGCAGTGGGTATCGTTTTTTCGGGTTCAGCCCGTGCCGCAGCGCCCAGGTTTTTGTGCCGCTGGCGCAGTTGCCTGCGGCCCGGCTGTCGGCGAGCGTAACCCAGACGCCGCCGTATCGCTCTATTTCGGCGTCCTTGATTTTGTCAATTTTGCGTCGCTGCCGCTCGCGCTTGGTCGCCGCGATTTGCTCCGTTTCATGCTGCAGCCCGGCGGCGCGCATAGCCGACAGGCCGCCACGCACATCATCGCTCGACAAATGGTAGCGGTAGCGCTCGCGTTTTTCGCGAGCCCGGCGCACATAGATTCCTAGGCCGTCTATGCCGTATACCCAGCCGCGCGGTGCGCGGTAGCGGTAGCGTTTGTTCCAGATCGTTGCAACGAGCCAAGTCGCGGTGGCATAGCCGTAGCTGTGCACGTATGGGTGATGATCGATCTTGGCGAATGTGCAGCGGCTTGAGTAGCGCCCCATGTCAATGTCGGACACGCCCCAGCCCGCCGGGGGGTCCCCTACAGTTTTATCCGCTGGCAGTGCGGATTCCCAGCGCCGCACGCGCGGTCGGTCAGCCCGCGCGAGGCGGTCGACCTTGACTTCGTCAATCTGACCCAGCGGGATCAGGCGGTAATGACCGTGCCACGGCTTGTAGTCGGGCTCGACCCAACGCCGGTCCTCACGTTGTGCGCGCTTGGCGCGTGCGCTTTTTATGGTGCCGCTTAGCAACCCACGCTGGCGAAGCGCCGAATAGTCTGCCTCGTTTTTGGATGTACTCATCGTTTTGACCCTTCTATTCAGTTCCCAGCGCAACCCGCTGGCCAAGGCCCCCGGCTCCACGGGGGCTATGGTCAAGGGGCTGGTCTCGCTGTTTAAACGGCCATTGGCAGCATAAACGAGATACATTCCTCATCGGGACAGCGCGGAACTGCGCGTTCAAGATTCTTGCGCGACGTGCGCACGATATAGTCGCACTCGACGCACCGGCATTTAATCATCCGCGTTGACTGCTTCTTGCTCCTGGCGTTTACCTCGATCTCGGCGTGCGGATAATCGCCAAGCGTTGGCGTTTTTGTCTCAACCCACCGTTTAAACGCTTCGCCGGCGACGGTCGCTGTAGGCTTGCCCTCCAGCTCGCACATGCGCGCGAGCTTGGTGAATGGCGCGCCGTGGCCGTTTTGACACTTGTCGGCGACGTGGCACATCTCGTGCGCAAGCACGGCGGCAACCTCGACGTTGTCAGACAACGTAGGCGAAATGAATATTTCGTAGATGCCGGCGCTCGATGCCTTGGCGTGGAAGCACTGGCCAAGCGTGCGGCGCCTCGATGTGAGGCCGCGCGATGATGGCCAGCTACAGGTTACCTTGTAGGCGTCGAGGCTGACATCGTTGGCGTTGAAGTAGTGCCCCTCGATTTGAGACGCGACTTCGGTTAACCATTTCTCTCTATTCATAGTGAATGACCCTTCCGTTGTATCTAAAGAGTATGAGCGTGTCCGCGTACGCTGTCTACCCCGAATCGACACGCTCCCGGATTTAATCGAATCTGTAAGACGCGCAGCCAGTGGGAGCGATAAGCCTACCAGCCAAGGGGAAGAGAGAGACGATAGCCTGGTCAATAGCAGGTGTGGGCTCGTCCTCGACTAGCGCCGCTCTACCGTACGCGCGCCTGACGCCGATATGTTCCCCTTATGTCTGGTACCGCCAGCGCGTTTGTTGGCATGGTCTGGACCTTGGGTACCTCAGAAAGCGGGGAACGCGCTGGTGGCCTGTCTAAGCCCCGTGTGTGACGTGTTCATGCTTTGTTCAATCAGGCGACATGGCGCATGCTGCCCGCTGCTGGCGCGCGCGCGTCGCTGGCCGGAGCAGGCCATGTTCATCATGTGAACAAGAGGGCGGCACCCGCAGCGCTCAGGGTCCCATCCCGCTGTTGCTACAATACCCCCACCTCTGCCGTAACCTCTGCCGTCTTAATCCGACGCCGGAAAAAAATTTGAAAATTGATGGGAAAAAGTATGGGAAGACGAGCTAATACGTCCTAGACACTGCAGTGACACTCAATTCATGGCGGACTGTCCCTCCGCCAACCCTTTGTCTCTTCATATCCATGACTGTCCAATGCGAAAATTTCTTAATTCACCCATTGCGACGGTGCTTTTGGCTGCTGCGGTCGTGGTGATGGTGCTTTTGGTTGCTGCTTATGTGGTCGAGATAGTCATTTCCGTACCGTACTGAACAAGGAGAATTTCGATGCCAGTCAAGAAGAAGCTGGGCCAGAGGAAATACAACCGGCCAAAGAAGACCCAGGGGATTTCGATGCCAGTTAAGAAAATCGTCTCTGAAGATGATGTGCCGCTTGTGAAGGCACCATCGGGGTCATACAAAAAGAAACCAGCGCAGATGAGAAAACTGCTAACAGAAATTGCCCGGATGACAAAATCAAGACGGAAAAGGAGAAGGCAGACCATGACGGGAACATACCGGATGTCGCAGAAGAAGCTGGGCCAGAAGAAACTGAATTGGTGAATTGGGGCAATTAAGGCCAACCCCTTGCATGACCGACCACGAGTTACGGGACACAGTCATAGACCTGTTGATGAAACTCGATCCTGAACCGAGGGATACAGGCCAGACGTTGTTCACCGGGGAGGGAAGGTCGTTGCTGAGCTATTTTATCATAGTGGAAAGCGGCCTTGAGGAATTTACATAATGGCCAAGCCGGAAAGAACCGCACAAGGCACCTGGGCCAAGACCAGGGAGCCAGCCATCCGAAAGAGCTTCGGTGATATTGTGGGAGCTATCGCCAACGGCGACCCCCTGAAGACGATCTGCGACAAACTTGGCTTCGACGCCAGCACGGTACGCAAGGTCATCCTGAAAGACCCCGAGCTGAACAGGATGTACGACGAATCCCGTCTTATGCAGGCCGATGCCCATGCCGACAAGATCATGGAAGCCGCAGACCGGGTTATGAGCGGGGAACTTGACCCCCAGGCCGGCAGGGTGGCCATAGACGCCATGAAATGGACATCTTCCAGACTGAAGCCCCAGGTCTACGGGGACCGTGTAGAGGCGCACTTCTCGGCCTCTGGGGGCTTTGTGGAGGCTCTGGCTTCAATTGAGAAGATAGCCATGAAGAAGCGGATTGATCCTCCCACGATTGATTTAGAGGCTGATGAGGAAGGAACCTTGAGATGACACCGGAAGGTAAATTATGGGCCGCTGTTCTTAACCGGACAGTAGAGGATGCGCTATCGTCGCTTCCTACCCGTCCCGAGATGAAACTGAGACAGACTTATGGAGAATACAAGACACTCTACAGGTCATGGAGATACAAGCGCGGGTCTCTGGAAACCAATAGGGATTCGGCAAGGGATTTTCTGGCTTTTGGCGGCGAGGCGTTTCGCACCATTTGCTACGGTGCCGGGCTGAACCCATACATGATCAGGGAAGAGGCGGATAAATTAAAGAAAAATTTCTGGAAAGTGGATGCGACCAACAAGGGGGCTCTGTCCAGAAAAAGACGGCAGGACATCCAGTCGGACATAGACGCGATATTGCGACGTGAACAAACTTGAAAAGAAGCTCCTCCAATGGAGGGAGAGTCCCCTAAAGTTCGTCAGGGAATGCCTGAAAGCGGAATATATCGCGGACTGGCAGAAAGAGGCCCTTGAAGAGCTGAAAGAGGGCGACCGGCTAAGCATTCGTTCCGGTCATGGGGTCGGGAAATCCACTTTCTTGTCGTGGTTGATTCTGTGGTGGCTGACCACGAGGGACAACGCCAAGATCCCCTGCGTTGCGCCTACCCAGCATCAGTTGGATGACGTTCTCTGGACTGAGTGCAGGTTGTGGCATCGCAGGATGGAACCGGCGTTCAAGGACCAGATAGACTTCTCCACCGACCGGATATTCGTCCTCCAGAAGCCAAAAGAGAGCTTCGCAGCCGCACGAACGGCCCGGAGGGAGAACCCGGAAGCCCTGCAAGGCTTTCATTCGGGGAACCTTTTGTTCCTGTTTGACGAGGCGTCGGGTATTGACGACCTGATCTTCGAAGTGGGCAGGGGGGCGTTGAGCACACCGGGCTCGAAGGTGGTCATGACGGGGAACCCCACGAGGCTTGAAGGCTTTTTCTACGACTCCCACCATCGTAACCGCTCGCGCTGGAAGACCATGCGGGTGAATTTCGAGGACGTTGAGGTCGCGCCCTATGCCGATTCAAAGTTTGCCGACGAAATCGAGGACGAGTTCGGCAGGGATTCAAACGTCTTTCGGGTTCGCGTACTCGGAGACTTCCCGACCCAGGAGGAGGACTCGGTCATCCCCCTCGATTTGATCGAGGCAGCGGTATCAAGGGACATCAGGGGTACGGGTCAGATGATCTGGGGGGTGGATGTAGCCAGATTTGGTGACGACCGCTCCACGCTCTGCAAAAGACGCGGCAACAAGGTGATAGGGAAAATCGTATGGTGGTCCGGCAAGGACAATATGCAACTCGCCGGCCTGATTGCAAAGGAGTGGGAGGATGAAAAGCCAGAAAACAGACCCGAATGGATCATGGTCGATGTCATCGGATATGGTGCAGGAGTGGTGGACCGACTTCGTGAACAAGGCCTCCCGGCAAGAGGCATCAACGTGGCCGAATCAGCCTACGTCGATGATAAGTACATGCGCCTACGAGATGAACTTTGGTTCAGAGGACGAGACTTCTTTGAAATGCGAGACTGCTCCTTCCCAGACGACCAGCTCGCCATCGGAGAGTTAAGTACAGTTTTGTACGATATTACTTCAACTGGTAAGTTTAAAGTTGAAAGTAAAGAAGAACGCAAGAAAAGACTTACGGGACGGGTAACGGGACGCGGTTCTCCCGATCTTGCGGATGCGTTCATCCTGACCTTTGCCGCCCCGTCCAGACCGAGATTTTCGCGTAAACCGGCGAAAGATCCTTTTGCAGACCTGAAAGTGAGACCCTGGGTATGAAGAAAATGGACAAAGCGGAACGGAAATACAGGCGGATCAATCCAGAAATGTCCGCTATCGAGGCGCTCACCAAGATCGAGCGGCGCAACAAGTACAAGGTAGCCTACATGAAAGACCATCCTGACGCGACGGACGCCCAGGCAATGGACTACGCTTTGGAGAAGATGAATGCCTAACGTCAGTACCCTTCCGGTCTCGGTTCATCCCAGAGACCTCGCCCATATCCGCCGCGCCGTGGCCGCAATGGAGCAGCGCATGTTGAAGATGGAGCGTTATATCGACAAGGAGAAGGAAAAGGACTTCTCCCGTGTACTCGGAAGGCCCGGACGGAGGAAAGAAAAATAAGTGCCCTCGACGATCTACGCGCCCAATATCTGAACTATTTTCAGTCTCAGAGTCAGCCCCAGTTTCCATCCGGGGGCACTGCTGGCTTGTTTCCATCTGCTGGTTTTGCTGGTTTTACGACAGACTACTCCACTATCCCCTCAAGCTATCAGAACCCCTATTCGCCCACACCACCACCTCCGCGTGTGTTTCCGACAACATCTGCTGTCCCGACGCAGGCGTTCAGTGCCCCACCTCCTCTAGGCGGTCAACAAAGGAAGCCTCCTGTGCTACCAGCAGTCGCGGGCATGGGGCTTGGAGCAGCGGAACTCGGCCTCAATGCTCTTG